ACTTTTAATGTTTGGAACATATTTTTACAATGAGAGTATGAGAAGAATGACCATAGGGTTTGGTCAAATCTTTAATAACATACAAATCAAAAGACGAGATAGCTCTGGTAATATTACTCAATCTATTAAAGTGCCATTAGCATACGCACCTAAAGAAAAATTTTTAGCTAGATTAGACGCACAACCAAGTTTATCAGAAAGAGAGTTTTCTGTAACTTTACCTCGTATGAGTTTTGAGATTTCAGGTATCTCATATGACTCTAGTAGAAAACTAACTAGAGTACAAAAATTTAAACACGTTAAGACTGGCACAGAGGGTAAAGTAATGAATTTCAATTATACTCCTGTACCTTATAATATATCTTACAAGTTATATACTTTTACAGCGAGTGCTGAGGCAGGTTTACAAATTATAGAACAAATATTACCTTTCTTTCAACCTGACTTTACTGTTACTGTAAATGCGATACCTGAGTTAGATATAAAAAGAGATATACCTATTGTTTTAAATAATATTGATTATGAAGACACTTATAGTGGTGACTTTTCACAAAGAAGAGCAGTAATTTATACTTTAGGATTTACAGCGAAGACTTATCTATTTGGCCCTGCGTCAACTCAAAAAGTTATTAAAACAACACAAGCAGATGCTTACATGAATACGGATACAACTAATAAGGCGAGAGAAGTTAGAATTACTATCACACCTAACCCAACGTCAGCAGATGCAGATGATGATTTTGGATTTACAACAAATATACAACAATTTACAGATGGTAAAAAGTATAATACAACAACCGATAGTGATGAATAAATAGTAATATGGCAATAAATAGAGTAGGATCAAAAGGTATAGAAGATTGTGCAGTCGCAACGATTGATTTTGCGCCTAGTACTGTCACTAGTGTTAAAATCGCTGATGATGCAGTCACAAACGCAAAATTATCTAATTCATCAATCACAGCATCAGGTACATCTGTTGCATTAGGTGCTAGTATTAATTTAAATAATTTTTTTGTAGATTGGCAGTCAAAAGTTACATCTGATGGTAGTACAGTTACAACTATGGTCGCTGGTCGTGGTTATTTTGTAGATAATACTAGTGCTGCTGGAATAGTTAAATTACCAGCGTCAGCAAGTATAGGTGACTTTATAGTTATTAAAGATTACGCTGGTAACTTTGGTACAAACAATCTTACAATACAAAGAAATGGACACAATTTACAAGGTGTCGCTAATGATGGTCTAATACAAAATGATAGAGCTGCTCTCATATTAGTTTATGTTGATTCCACAAAGGGTTGGTTATATCAAAGAGAGAGTAATGTCTCAGGTTTAACACCAACTTTTACACAGGCAACTGGTGGGACAGTTTCTACTGTTGGTAATTTTAAGATACACGAATTTACAGGTGACGGTAACTTTGTAGTTACAGCAGTTGGTAATTCTTGTACAGCACCTGCTGGTGGACCTAGTAATGTAGATTATCTAGTTGTTGCTGGTGGTGGCGCAGGAGGAACAGGTTATGCAGGTGGTGGTGGAGGCGCAGGTGGTTTTAGAACAACTTTTCCAAGTCCTAGTTGTAACGCAGGTGCTTTTCCAATATCAGAACAAACATATCCAATTTCAGTAGGTGGGGGTGGAGCACAAACTTGTGGACCAGATGGTTCAAATGGTAATGGTGGTAGAGGTTCTAATTCAATATTTTCAACTATCACATCAACAGGTGGTGGTGGAGGCCGAGGTGGTTCAGGAACAGGTGGTTCTTCATGTATGCCAGGAGGTTCTGGTGGTGGCGCAGGAAATGATACGACAGGTACTCCTTCATACGGAACAGGAAATACTCCACCAGTAAGTCCATCTCAAGGAAACCCAGGTGCTGCCTCAGGAGGTCCAGATGGCCCAGGCGATAGAAATGGTGGTGGTGGTGGAGGAGGAATAGCCGCTGCAGGTACTGCGGGTGTAGTTAATTGTAAAGGTGGCGATGGTGGTGCTGGTTCATTAAATCAAATTGATGGTTTAGATAACGCAGGCGCATTTTTTGATAGGTCACCTCTTGGTGTAAGTGTTTCAGAAAGTGGTGACGCTAAAAACGAGAGTTCAGTATTTAAATTTAATAAAACATCAATGCTTTTTGATGGTAGTGGTGATAAAATAACAACTGGAGATAATGCTGCCTATACAAGAGGCACAAATGATTGGACATTAGAATTTTTTATGTATAAAACAAAAACTCAAACTAGTGGTGAGTCAATTGTTATGCAACAAAGTTCCTCAGGTGGTGTTAATGGTTTTCAGGTTGAGCTTACAAGTGGTAAAGTTACCTTATACAATTATGAATTAGATAACAGTTGGACAATAAGAGCACAAGAAGATTCTGTACAAGCAATTAATACTTGGACACACTACGCCCTTGTTAGAGCAAGTAATGTTCATAAACTTTATAAAAATGGCGTTGCTCAATCTGTCACAAATACAAGTTCAGGTTCTCATAATCCTCACTATGCAGGTCTAATATGGGGTGCTCACAGATCAGATTCAAATAGATTTTTATCTGCGTATTTGGATAACTTACGATTTTCAAGTACTGCTAGATATACTTCAAATTTTTCAACACCAACGGCAAACTTTACTGCTGATTCAGATACTATATTTTTATGTCAATCAAATGAACACTCAAGGCAATATGCTGGAGGTGGTCAAGGTGGCGCAAGACAAACACCTATGACTAATGGTAGAGGTGGTATCGGTGGTGGTGGCCCTGGTTCAATAGGAACAGGGGCAGGTACAAATGGTTCAGTAAATCTCGGCGGTGGCGGAGGTGGTGGGGGTAAATCATCTTTACCAGCTGCTGGTGGAACTGGTGGTAAAGGTATAGTTATTATTAGATATAAATTTCAATAGGGAATCATTATAAATAGTATAAAAGAGATTTAACATGGCAATAGATAAAATAGGATCAAAAGCATTACTAGATTGTTCAGTAGCGGCAGCTGATATAGCGCCAGGAACAATTACAACTGCTAAATTAGCAGGTTCAATCACAAACGCAAAACTAGCGAATTCAACTGTAACTATTAATGGTACAGCAATCGCACTAGGTGCAACTACTTCACTTAATCCAATATCTTGGCAATCTGTCGTTGTATCTGATGGGTCAACTGTAACTACAATGGTCGCAGGTAGAGGTTACTTTGTAAATAATACGAGTGCTGCAGGGTTAGTTAAATTACCTGCTAGTGCATCTGCTGGTGACACCGTTGCGATCAAAGACTACGCAGGTAATTTTGGTACAAATAATCTAACCATACAAAGAAATTCACACAAGATACAAGGTGTCGCTAATGATTCACTTATTGCTACAGATAGAGCTTCAGTTGAATTAGTTTACATAGACGCCACAAGAGGTTGGTTATATACAAACGAATCAAATGTTGCTGATTTAGAGAATCAAGGTTTTATATCAGCGACTGGTGGTACAGTATCAACTTCAGGTAATTTTAAATCCCATGTATTTACAGGTGATGGTAATTTTGTTGTTGCTTCAACAGGTTTTCCTACACCCGCAAACAACGACAAAGTAGATTATTTGGTTGTCGCTGGCGGCGGTGGTGGAGGAAGAGACGGTGGTGGTGGAGGTGGAGCAGGTGGTTTTAGATTATCTAATGTCACTTGTATGTCTGCACCTCAAACTTCACCTTTAGCAAATCCGACAGGTATAGCAGTCACTGCTCAAACATATCCTATCACAGTAGGTGGGGGTGGCCCTGGTGATCCAGGTCCTTCGGCTAATCCATCAGCTAATAAAAATGGATCAAATTCAGTATTCTCAACTATAACCTCAGCAGGTGGTGGTGGAGCAGGTAGTAACTGTTACACTAATGGAGCAAATGGAGGTTCTGGTGGAGGTGGTAGTAGAAATGCAACAATAGCAGGGGACGCAGGATCAGGAAACACTCCTCCAGTTAGTCCACCACAAGGTAATGATGGTAATTATCATACAGTTGCCATAGGTGGCGGCGGTGGTGGCGCAGATCCAACTGGAGCTTCACCAGCGCCAGGAAATAGTGGTAATGGTGGAACTGGTTCATATGTAGTACAAACAGGTTTTGCTGGGTGTAATGGAACACCTGGTCCAGTATCAGGTGCAAGATATTTTTCAGGTGGTGGCGTTGGAGGACATAATCCAAGTGCTGCACCAGGTGCTTCTCAAACAGGAGGAACTGGTGGTGGTGGTGAACAAGCCCCAACAGGTGGACAAGCAGGAACAGCGAACACAGGTGGTGGTGGTGGTGCCGGTGATGCCGCTGGTGGTATAGCACAAGCGTCAGGAGCTGGTGGAAAAGGTATTGTTATTATAAGATACAAATTTCAGTAGTTTTTAAACTGTTATATATAATATTACATTAATAAGGTGATGAATGATAAAACTAAATTTATTTTCTAAGGTTGTGGTGACTGATCAATTAAATCTGTCTACAAATCAATTTAATCAAATAAATCTTAACGCTAAAAAAGAAACTTACACTAGCACTGAGGATAAAAACTCATCTAAAATTAGTAAGTCTTTAAGTGTATTAGATAATCTAAAAACAATCAAAGAAATAATACTAAAAAGATTTTTAAAAATTAATGAAGATATTTTAAAGTACGATAATGATTTTAAGATAACAACTTCTTGGTACACTAAATCTAGCCCAGGTAATATTGGTGAGTTTCATAATCACGGTAATAATTTTTACAGTGGTATCTATTATATTGATACAAGTAAAGACTCAGGTGATATAGAGTTTTGTGATTTTAGTGCATCAACTTTTGATTTACAGCCAAAGGAATATACAATTGATAACTCAAAAGCATGGCACTTTAAACCCATAAACGATATGATAATATTTTTCCCTAGTCAATTACATCACAAGATTAAATTAAATGAATCTAATGAAGACAGATACTCTTTAGCCTTTAATATATTCCCTAAAGGTAAAATAGGTTATGGTGATTCTATATTAGATTTAAGAGGCGTTATATATAAAGGGTGAGGAATTAAATATGAATTTAAAAAATTATTATTACTACTTTCGATCAGCATTACCTCCTAAATTATGTGATGACATAATTAGATATGGTACAGCTCATAATACAGAAACAGCCATTACAGGTGGTATTGAAAAAGAAGAGGACGCAGGTAGAAAAGCTGATGGTACTATAAAAAAATCTGTTCTTAAAAATATTCAAAAGAAAAGAAAATCTGATATTGTTTGGTTAAATGATAGATGGATTTACAGAGAAATACACCCTTACATACATCAAGCAAATAAAGCAGCAGGTTGGAATTTTGAGTGGGATTGGTCTGAGTCATGTCAGTTTACAAAATACGGCGTAGGTCAATATTATGGTTGGCATTGTGATAGTTGGATTGCCCCTTATCAAAGAAAACCAAATGAACAAGGCGTATATCCACCAGATCACGGTAAGATAAGAAAGTTATCTGTGACTGTATCACTAAACGATCCAAGTGAATATGAAGGTGGTAATTTAGAATTTGATTTTAGAAATGACCATGATTGGGAAAGAAATAAAAAATCATCAATAAAAGCTTGTACAGAGATTAGACCAAGAGGGTCAATCATAGTGTTCCCAAGTTTTTGTTGGCATAGAGTAGCGCCAGTGACTAAAGGAACAAGGTACTCATTAGTGATGTGGAATTTAGGGTACCCTTTTAAATAATGTATATATAAGTGATAGGAGAAAAAAATGACAGTAACAACTAAAAAAGAAATTATGCAAACAGATTGGTATTTTTCCACACCTGTATATTCTATAATGAAAACCGAGTGGTTAAAATCAGCAATCAAAGCGACAGATAAATTTATAGATGAGGCATATAAAAGAGAACAAAAGGGAACATTAAAAGAAAGAAAAAAGTTTTTAGGTAATAAAGATTATCTAAAGGTAAAAGACCACGGAATGAGTTACCATTCTTCACCTCTAAATGGTGACCCTGGATTAAAAGAATTAGAACAATATGTTGGTGCAACTTCACTTAATTTGATGGACGAGTGGGGTTACGATATGGAACAATATAAAATGTTTTTTACAGAATTTTGGGTACAAGAGTTTTCCAAAAATGGTGGTGGTCATCACAGCACACACGTTCATTGGGACAATCATATATCAGGTTTTTACTTTCTAAAGTGTTCAGATAAGACTTCTTATCCTGTCATGCACGATCCAAGAGCAGGTGCGATGATGACTAAATTACCTCATAAAGATAAAAATAAAGTATCATCTATGTCAGATCAAATACATTTTAGACCAAAACCTGGTATGTTAGTAATTTTCCCTGCGTATGTACCACATGAATTTGCTGTTGATATGGGAATAGAACCATTTAGATTTATACACTTTAATTTACAAGCAGTAAGAAATAATATAGTAGGTAACAAATGAGTAAAGCTAGATTTCAAAAAAATCATTTTCTAGTTATCAAAGAAGCAGTTAGTAGAGACGTTGCTAATTTTGTCTATAATTATTTTTTAATGAAAAAACAAGTATGTAAAACTCTTTTTGATTTTAGGTATATAAACCCGTTTAATGAAGATTATGGGACTTGGAATGATGCACAAGTGCCACAAACATATTCACATTATGCTGATATAGCGATGGAAACTTTGTTACTTCAAGTGCAACCTAAAATGGAAAAATTAACTGGTTTAAAATTAAATCCTACTTATTCATATGCACGTATCTATAAAATGGGTGATATATTAGAAAGACATAAAGATAGGTTTAGTTGTGAGATTTCAACGACAATGAATCTAGGTGGTGATGAATGGCCGATCTATTTAGAGAACAAAAAAAATGTAGGAAAGAATAGTGATATTGATCCAAAAACAGGAAAAAATTATCTTGTTAAAACAGAAAATAAAGGAACTGAAATAATATTAAAACCAGGTGATATGTTAGTTTATAAAGGTCAAATATTAGAACATTGGCGTGAAACATTTATCGGACAAGACTGTGCGCAAGTTTTCTTACACTATAATAACATATCCTCTCCTGGAGCAGATGATAATATGTTTGACGAAAGACCTCATTTAGGTTTACCAGCTTATTTTAAGGGTCTAAAAGTAAACTCATAAATAGTTGTATGAGTAAATTAGAAGACAAGGTAAACGAGATATTAGGTATTGATAAGCCTGAACCTACCAAAGAAATAGTCAAACAAGAATTTAAACCAGCAGTTCCTCGTAAAGAAGATGATAAGAAAGCTGACGTAGATAATGACTACAAATACAGTAGAGAAAATTATTATAATCTTATTGAAAGAGGACAAGAGGCAATTGAAGGTATATTAGATATTGCAAGAGAGGGTCAACACCCTAGAGCTTATGAAGTCGCTGGTCAACTAATAGGGCAAGTAGGACAGACAGTAGATAAACTACAAGACTTACAAAAGAAACTTAAAGACTTAAAAGAGTTACCTAAAACAGCAAACGCCAATATAAAAAACGCATTGTTTGTAGGATCAACAGCTGAATTACAGAAGATGTTAAATAAGAAATCTGTTGAGACAAACGTAGAGCGTAAAAAAGAAAATGAAAACTTTGAAGGCAAGAATATCACACCCGAGAAAACAAATACTAAAGATTAGTGATTTATCTTATAATCAACACTATCACAAGTATAATGTTAAACTAGA